GAGAAGCGTATGCTGATCGTCGAGTGGGGTCTGAAGGTTCTGGCTGAGAACGCTCACGGTTTGGCAGCAGACCTTGTGACTTCCTAATCGAAGCAACGGAGGGATCGGGGAAACCCGGTCCCTTTTTAACGATGACAGACAAAAAACTATTTGATGTGAACCCGGAACTCGGGATCACTAGGACATGGCACTACGACTCGGAAAAAGACGAAGCGACGATCCAGACTCAACAGGATGTCACTGCGATCATCGAGGAGAACAAGGACGAATTTAATCAGGTGGATGAGCGCGCACGCTGGGGGGAGTGGTCCCGCGTAGCGTCTATCCCTCTGAGCCTTTACTACAAGATGAAGGAAGAAGGTAAGCTGGACGATGAAGCGTACATGAAACGCTGGCTTAACGATCCTGAAAATCGCCATTTCAGAGTGAGGCCGGGCCAAGTATGAAGACCAACTACATCGCGGTCTGCACGCCTGCGCGTGACATGGTGCATACGATGTTCACCTACGACTTGGTGAACATGGTGTGCTATCACACACTCAACACGAATGATGCGGTATCTCTCAAGATTTCCGAGGGCACCTTGATTGCCAATCAGCGGGCCGAGCTAACGCTCGATGCAATGCGCGAGGGTTGTTCTCATATCTTGTTCGTGGATTCGGACATGCGTTTCCCGCAGGACATGATCTCGCGGCTGCTCAAGCATGACCTGGACATCGTGGCGACGAACTGTGCGCGTAGGCGTATGCCTACAGGCCCGACTGCTCAGATCTACAAGGAAAACGGTGATCGTGAGTTGGTCTGGACGATGCCCGAAAGCACTGGCTTGCAGGAAGTTGGCTCAGTTGGCATGGGCGTGATGATGATTAAGGCTGAAGTCTTCAAGGCTTTGGGCGAGCCGTGGTATGAAACCCCTTGGCGGCATGACAAGCGCGGCTATATAGGCGAAGATGTGTTCTTCTGTAAAAAATCCCGCGAGGCTGGCTTTAAAATCTGGATTGACCACGATGTCTCGAAAGAGATCGGCCATGTCGGAACCTTTGAGTTCAAACATGACCACACCTGGGCGATCAAGGATCTGGAAAAAGCGAGGGAATCGTAATGGCCCTGACCACCTACAACGAACTGAAATCGTCTGTCGCAGATTGGCTCAACCGAACCGATCTGACGGCGGTGGTGCCTGACTTTATCTCGCTGGCCGAGGCGCAGATTGAGAGGACTTTGCGCACCCGTCAGATGATCGTGCGTGCCACTGCATCGATTGACACTGAGTACAGCGCGGTTCCTTCTGACTTCTTGGAAACGAAGTCGATCAAGCTCAACACCAATCCGGTGACTGCTCTTGCATTTGAGTCGATTGACGCTATGGATTCGATGAAGTCAACGATGTACTTGTCGCCTGGCAAGCCTCAATACTTCAGCATCGTTGGAGGCCAGATTCGGGTTTTACCTGTGCCTGACAACAGCTACACGGCAGAATTGACTTACTACGCGAAGCTCACGAAGCTATCAAGCACCGTGTCTTCTAACTGGTTGCTGGCTTCATCGCCTGATGTGTATCTTTATGGCTCGCTGATGCAGGCATCGCCATACCTAAAGGATGATGCGCGGATTCCTGTTTGGTCTTCAATGTACGCGAGTGCTTTGGAGGCGATACAGGTTGCAGATGATCGCGGGGCGACATCTGGCGGGGCTATCATGATGCGGGCTAGGACTTTCGGATAAAGGAGTGTTGAAATGTCATCGTTTACCGACTACACCGAGAACCTAGTTCTCACTTGGCTTTTGACCACTGGCAGCGCCACTAGGCCGACGGCCTGGTATGTTGGCCTTTTTACAGCAGCACCGTCTGACACTGGAGGCGGCACCGAGGTGTCCGGTAACGGCTATGCTCGGACCGCTACGGGCACGATCACGATTTCAGGCACCTCGCCAACCAATGCAACGAACTCGGCTGCTATTGAGTTTCCGGCTGCCTCTGGTGGCAACTGGGGCTCGATTGGCTGGGCTGCGATTTTTGATGCATCTACGGGCGGCAATATGCTGGCGTGGGCTGCATTGAGTACTGCGCGCACCATCAACAATGGCGATGTGCTGCGCATTCCTGCTGGCGATCTGGACGTTACCTTGACGTAACGCTATGGCAGCGTACGGCGGCGGCCCGTATGGGCTTGGAAATTATTCCTATGGCGTCAGCCTTGCCGCTGTAACAATGGCCGCCACATCGGCGGCTTCTTTTTCTGCGGTGCGCTATGCCATAGGCGCATTTACCGCTGCATCTGAATCGACGATGGAGGCATCGGCCAATGTCGTTAAGGATGCTTCTTTTTCTGTCTCTGCATCTTCCGAGATGTCTGCATCGGCGCAGCGTGTTGCTGTGGCCGTTGCGACGGTTGCTGCATCGTCTGAGTGCAGCATCTCGGCTGTGCGCTATGCGATAGGCGCATTCACAGCAGCTAGCAGCTCTGAGATGAGCGTCTCGGCTCTGCGCTATGCAATTGCCTCGTTTGAGGCTACAGACGAAAGCGCGATGGCGGTCAGCGCGATTAGGGTGCCGCTGATCTTTATACAGATTGACGCCTGGGCTGACATGACGGTCAGCACCACAGTTGTCGTCAATCAGAGCGTTACGATTGCTGCGCAGTCATCTGTTTCTATTGATGCGCGTAGGGTACAAAAGTCTGAGATTTTGTTTGTCGCAGACTCTAGCGTATCGGTTTCTGCTAACCTAAAATGGGTTCCAGAATCTGACACATCGGAAACATGGACGAGCATCCCGGACACATCTGAGGTCTGGACTGCGGTTTCCGATCAGTCCCGAAGCTGGGCCGCGCAGAGCGACACGCCCGAGACATGGACACCAATCTCTGAAAACTCTGAAACGTGGCAAGTAGCCGCATGAGGTGAAAAATGGCTGATTCAACGACGACCAACCTTCTTCTTACCAAGCCCGAGGTCGGTGCCTCAACGGACACCTGGGGGACCAAACTCAATACCGATCTGGACAGCATTGACGCGGTATTTGCTGCCGCTGGAACTGGCACCAGCGTGGGCCTTAATGTTGGATCTGGCAAGACGCTCAATGTAGCTGGCACCTTGGTGGTGACGGGTGCTGCGAGCACAATTGATGCGACTGCAATTGGTTCATCAACTCCTGATAGCGGTGCTTTTACCACCTTGTCGGCATCTGGCAATGTGACGATCTCCGGAGGCACAGCCAACGGCGTGGCCTACCTCAACGGCAGCAAAGTCCTGACCACTGGGTCTGCGCTGACGTACAACGGCACAGGTCTTGGCGTAGGTGTTGCAAGCGCAACGTTTGCACTTGATGTCGGCGGCGCTGATGGAACCAACATTGCACTGCGGTCAACTGGCACAACCGCAGCCAAGTTCCGCGCATACGTCAACGGCTCTGAGGCTGCTGTCATTGGATTTTTGAATGGTGGCGGTCAATATTTTGAGGTTGCTGGCTCCGAACAAATGCGCCTGACCAGCACAGGGCTGGGTATTGGGACGAGTTCGCCAGCAAGAAAATTGGATATTTATGATGCAACCGCACCAACTTTTTCGTTGCACAACGCAACCAGTGGAACAGGCGCAAGTGATGGCTTTTTGTTGTTCACATTAGGATCGAACGTAACTTTATTGAACTACGAAAGTGGTTACATAGCGTTTAGTACGGCGGCCACCGAACGCATGCGCATCGACTCCTCCGGCAACCTCGGCCTGGGGGTGACGCCGAGTGCTTGGAGTAGTTCTGTTGCCACACAGGTTGGCTACGGTGCTGCACTCTCTAGCCGTGCTGCTGGCAATACCGCTAGCGACGTGACGCACGGTGCTTACTGGAACGGCACGAACTGGCTATATCAATACAGCAGTGTTGGAGCATCCCGGTATCAGATGACCGGGGCAAACGCCGGTAGCACGCACGCATGGTTTGTGTCCGCAGGCGGCACAGCAGGTAACGCCATCACCTTCACCCAAGCAATGACGCTGGATGCGAGTGGGCTGCTGACGGTCGGAAATACATCACCGGCTGGTTCATCTCAGATTACAGCTTATGGCGCAAGCAACGGTCAGATTGCGGTTCAAAACTCGACCAACTGGTCAAGGTTGCTTCAGAACGCTGGCGACCTGTACATTGACAACGGCGTGGGCGGCTCGGCGGGAAACATCATTTTCCGCAGCAGTTCTAGCACCACCGAACGCGCCCGTATTGACTCCAGCGGTAACTTGCTGGTGGGGACTACGAGCAGCAGTGAAACTAGTAGTGTCGGCCATAAAATTAACACTAGCACGACAGCGCCGTGGCTTGCAACGGTCGGGTCTGTTTCAACAAACGCAAACGTAACTTCTTCCGTTTATTCAACTGGGGCTGCGGCATATAGATTTTATGTTGGCTATGGCGGCACGGTGTTTGCCACCAGCACAACCATCAGCGCAATCTCTGACCAGCGTTTGAAAGAAAACGTCCAAGACCTTGATGTTGGTCTTAACGCTGTCCTCGCGCTTAAGCCGCGCAAGTTTGACTGGAAATCAGGCAAGGGCAAGGATATTAAGGGCGACCGAGGCTTTATCGCGCAAGAACTTGAGCAGGTATTTCCTGATCTGGTTGATGAGTGGGCAGACCCAGCCCCAGAAGGCGAGCAGCCCTACAAGTCTGTGCGCCAAGACCTTATCCCTGTTCTTGTAAAAGCCATTCAAGAGCAGCAAGCAATCATTGAACAACTCAAGGCCGATGTGGCCGCACTCGAAGGAGCCTAAACCATGACCACCTGGACGATCTCTCAACTCGACCGCAAGACCTCTGATGGTTTTGTAACTACAGCGCACTGGCGAGCAACTGCCACCGATGGCGACTACAGCGCCAGCGTATATAGCACATGCTCGTGGAGCGAAGGCCAGCCAACTGTGGCCTATGCCAGCCTGACTGAGCAGCAGGTGCTGTCCTGGGTCTGGGAGTCTGTTGACAAGGACGCTACCGAGCAGGCTTTGGCAGATCAGATTGAGATGCAAAAGCATCCCGTCACCGCAACTGGAATGCCTTGGAGTGTCTGAAATGGAGTCGAGCGAAATTGATCCGGTTCGCTACGGTGCGATGTGGCAGCGTGTCCAAGACTACGAGCGCCGTTTCGAGGTCATGGACAAGAAGCTCGACAAGATGGAACGCCAGATTGAGGAACTGCTTGCACTGGCAAACAAGGGCAAAGGTGGCTTCTGGATGGGGATGACGATCGCCAGCATGGCTGGAGGTGCCATCACTTGGGTAGCGGGGCACTTCAAGGGAGGCTAACGTGGTTGATCCAATTACCGCTCTCGCTGCCATATCATCGGCAGTCCAGCTTGTCAAAAAGGTTTCCAAGACCGTTGACGATGTGGCCTCGCTAGGGCCGGTGTTGGGCAAGTACTTTGACGCTAAAGAGCAAGCCATTGAGGTTGTCAAACAGGCCAAGGCTGGTGGCTTCAAGGGATCTGCACTGGGCAAGGCGCTTGAGCTAGAAATGGCTCTGGAATCTGCTAGAGAGTTTGAGGAGCAGGTCAAGATGCTCTTCTTCCAGTCAAACAAGATGGATGTTTGGCAGAGGATCACGGCCCGTGCCAAGCAGATGGAGATCGATGCTGCTCACGATGCGCGGCGCAAGAAGGAAGCGGCTAAACGGCGTGAGGCCGAGATTGAAGAGGTCGTCATCCTTCTGATTGGCCTTGCTGTTGGTGGTGCTGCGATCGCAGTGACGATATGGGCTGTAGTTAACGGGTTCAACTGGTAATGACTAGATCAGAACTTGAAATAATCATTAAGAAACGCGCCGCCATCACGGTGACGATCTTTGCCGCGCTGCTTGCGATCAACACCATGATCGGCAACAGCAACAGCTCCAAGGTGCTGACAAACACCATCGCTTCAAACAATATGTGGGCTTGGTATCAGGCCAAGAACGTGAGATCTGTTGTCTATGACGTAGCGGGCCGCGCAGATGATGCTGCCCGGATGAAGATGGACATGGATGACATCATGGATAAGGCGATCAAGTTGGAGGAGGAGCGCGATCACGCTAAGAAGCGCAGCCCTTACTTCACGTTTGCAGGGTCTGCTTTTCAGATCGCCATCGTCCTATCAACTGCCGCCATATTGGCGGTGATGATGCCGCTATTTTGGGCGAGCGCATCGGTTGGCGTTATTGGCGCAGGTCTGATGGCTTTCGGTTACTTTGGAGTTTGATATGTTGACACTTCTCTCTACCGTTGTCTCCTTCCTAATGGGCGGTTTGCCCAAGATCCTTGACTTCTTTCAGGATAAGTCTGACAAGAAGCACGAGCTAGAGTTGGCGAAGATGCAGACCGAGCGCGAGCTGCAAATGCTTGAGCGTGGCTATGCTGCACAGGCCAGGGTCGAGGAGATTCGCCTTGACCAGATCCAAGCCAATGCCGAGATGCAGGCGCAACAGACACTCATCCAGGCGCAGCAAGCTGAGATGCAAGCGATCTACGCTCACGACATGAGCCTTAACGAGGGCACATCGACATGGATGAAGAACCTGCGAGCCAGCGTCAGGCCGGTCATCACTTACGGTTTCTTCTTTCTGCTGGTGTTCATCGACGCAGGCTTGTTCTGGTACGGTTGGACTCGCGGCGTCGAGTTCGACAAGCTGGCAGAAATGCTGTGGGATGCTGAGACTGCGACATTGTTCGCTAGCATCATTGCCTTTCACTTTGGTGGCCGCGCCTTTGGCAAATGAAAGTCTCAGACCGGCTCATCCAAATGATTAAGCACGATGAGGGCGTGCGGGTTAAGCCATACCGCTGCCCGGCGCTGCTCTGGACGGTTGGAGTCGGCCATGTCATTGACCAGAGCCACATCAAGGTGCCTTTTGAAGAGCGCAAGGCTCTACCGATTCCTGCTGGCTGGGATCGCACTTTAAGCATGGATGAAGTCAATGCAATACTTGCTAAAGACCTTGAGAGCTTTGAGCGTGGCGTTTTACGACTCGCTCCTAATCTTGCTGGCCGTCAAAGTAAGTTCGACGCTTGTGTCTCTTTCAGCTTCAATGTAGGCTTGGGCAACTTTCAGCGCAGCACGATCAGGATGAAGATTCAGCGCGAGGAGTGGGACGCTGCGGCTGATTCGTTTTTACTGTGGACAAAGGCCGGTGGCAAAGAGTTGCCTGGCTTGGTTCGTCGCCGTAAAGGTGAGCGAGCACTTTTCCTTTCAGACTAATGGCAACGAATCTCAATCAGCAGTTGCAGACACCTCCAACACCTGATGTTGGATCTGCTCCATCTGCATATGACGGAAACTACCTGAACCAAAGTAACGGAGTCCTGCGCACATTTTTTATCCGTCTGAGCAGCGTTATTTCTACGTTGCTCGGGCCTCGCGGAGGCAAGTACATCAACACGCCTTACGGCGCATTTCAAGACGACACAGATCAGACGGACGGATCAACAGCGGTAGCGTACTATTTCAGATTCAACACGACGGACTTTAGCAACGGCGTGTCTGTGCAGTCTCGAACTGCATCGTTTACCGGCTCAATCGCCACCACGACATTGACGGTATCGGCCATCTCTGCGGGTTCAATCTTCCCGTCAATGCAGATATCCGGCACTGGCGTTACGGCTGGAACCCGCATTGTGGCGCAGCTTACGGGGACAACTGGAGGCGCAGGAACTTACACGGTAAGCGCATCTCAGACCGTAACGTCCACAGCCATGACGGGCGACCTACCATCTAAGGTGACAGTCAATCAAGCCGGTCTATACAACGCTCAATTTTCTGCTCAGTTCATCAACACGACGAATGATGTGCAAGACATCTCTATCTGGTTTCGCAAGAACGGGACGAACATTGTTGGATCGAATAGCGAGTTTGGCATCAAGGCTAGGAAATCTACGGCATCGGCAAGCCGCCTGATTGCCGCGATGAACTTCATCATTGACTTGGAGGCGAACGATTATTTTGAGATGATGTGGCGGGTGTCAGATTCTGGCGTTTCGCTTGAGCAGTTTCCAGCCGTGACTGCTAGCGGGACCACTCCAGCGATACCTGCGACGCCATCGATAATCTTGACTGTCTCTTTCATGTCTAACCAATCAGCGTGAC